ATGACCGCGGCCGTCATCACCGGCGCGTCCGCCGGTCTCGGCGCGGAGTTCACGCGCCAGCTCGTGCGCGAATTTCCCGACATCGAAGAGTTCTGGCTCATCGCCCGCCGCGTGGGCAAGCTCGAAGAGCTGGCCCAGCAGTTCCCGGAGAAGAAATTCGTGTGCATCGGCCTCAACCTGCTCGACCCCAAGAGCTTCCGCTATCTCGGCGAAAAGCTGGCGGAGCAGAAAGCCGACGTGCGGCTGCTGGTCAATAACGCCGGCTGCGGTACCACGGGCAATATCGGCGCCTCAGCGTCGTCCGCCGATGTGATGCGCGTGGTCGACCTCAATGTCCGCGCGCTCACGATGGTGACGCAGACCGTCGTCCCGTTCATGACGCGCGGGGCGAAGATTATCAACGTCTCGTCCATCGCGGCCTTCTGCCCTACGCCCCGCATGACGGTCTACAGCGCGTCCAAGGCGTATGTTTCCGCGTTCACCGGCGGTCTTGCCGACGAGCTGCGGCCGAAGGGCATCACGGTCACCGCCGTCTGCCCCGGCCCCATGAAGACGGAGTTCTTCGACGCCGCGGGCGACCATGATCTGTTCGGCAACATCCCCTGGTGCGACCCGGTCAGGGTCGTCGCCGGGACGATCCGGGCAGCAAAAAAGGGCCGGACGTTCTACACGCCCACGGCCTTCAACAAGTTCTATCGCTTCGTGGCCAAGATCCTGCCCATGAAGTGGATGATAAAAGCAACAAGAGTTTGATCGATTTTTCCAGCGATCCGCAGCGAGTTTTCGCTGCAATACGGGGCTGCACTGGTTTCGACGGGGGCAGTGAGGCTGGATAAGCGGGCGGAGGCGCCTGGCCTCCATAAAACGGGCAATTTTTCTAAATTAACTGACAACTCTAAAGTTGCTCTGGCTGCCTAATTAGGCAACCCGTCCTCCCCGGAAGGGCCGCGAGCCGGGCTTGGGCGTGACGAAGCGGCGTCCGTGAACGCAGTAAGCTTTGCCTGCGTCATGCATCATGAAGCTACCAAGGTGCGAAGAGTGTCTGTTCCCGCCGCACCGAGGGAATGTAAATAACAGACTGCGCCCGGAGAAAGTCCTGTCAAGTTGCTTTCGGACAGGGGTTCGATTCCCCTCAGCTCCACCAAAGCAGAGCCAGACGAACCGAGAGGTCGCCTGGCTCTGCTCCTATCTCTGCAATCTATATGGTCGGCGGAGTCTTCGTTTTGGTCTGTCCGCTCGACGCGGAAGAATAAAAAAGAGGCTACTGCACAGGATTGTTCCTGCGCGGTAGCCTCTTTGTGTTTTTTCATAGCCATAACGGATTTCGTTATAATCTACCAAAATCCAGCGAGATTCTAAAATCGTTGTTAGAATCTACCGTAAAGGAGCATGGCTATGATTAGGATTTTACTGTCCACCCGGCTTGGCGAGCGGAGGTGGTCACAAGCTGACCTTGCAAGGGCAACAGGCATTCGACCTTCGACGATCAATGACCTGTACCATGAGATCGCAGAAAGGGTAAACCTGGAGCATCTGGATCTTATTTGTGAGGCGCTGGGGTGCGAGCTGTCAGACCTGATGATCCGAGAGGAAAACAAGGAGACCAGAGTCAAGACGCGCACCGGCGCGGATATACATAGCAAGCGTTAAGCCTGCTCCGAGGCCTCGGGCGTTCATTCGCCCGGGGCCTTTTCTTTTTCCTCAACATCAATGATGATCTGCTGACCGTCTGGCATAATAAACGCCAGTTTGCAGCCGCAGAATTCCGCAGCCTTTGCGAGATCGTTGGCAGACCAACTCCCGCGATTCATCTTGTTTCCCATCGTTTGCTTGCTCATTCCGAAGCTTGCAGCCATGTCGACCTGCTTCTTGCCGCAGAGAGCCAGCAGCCCCTTTACCTTGTCCGATACCGACACAATATGCACTCTCCTTTCTGTACTTCACATAGTACATCAAAAGAGTGGACTTGTCAACTAAAAAAGTTTGAAAATAAATCAAAAAAGTTTATCAAAACCATTGACAAGTAAATCAAAATGGTGTACTATATACTCGTAAGGCAGAGGTCGAAAGCCTCTTACGAAAGGAAGTGAGGACTTGGACGAGATGACAACCGCCGAGCTCAATCAGTTCTTAGAGAACATCGCAAAGCTGATTGAAGCAACCGCCGACGACCCGGCTACCGCCGCAAAGATCGTGCGAGATAGCAAGGTCAAGGCATAAAAAGAGTAGCGACCCCCGCTAAAGCGCCGCTACTCAAACACCCCGAAAGGCGAGCGGGAAGCCTTACTCCCGCCGCCTTGATTATAACCGAGTAAGGCAGAAAAATCAAGGAGGAACGCAAAATGATGATGTCCGAGTTTATCGACCGCACCGGCTTTGAGCCGACCGCCAAAGAGTACGCCAAGATCGAAGAAGCCTATTACGACTTCGACGGTGACAAGGACGCCTTTTGTAAGGCTTTCGTCAAGGACGGCGGGGCGCGGAAGCTCTGCAAGGCCAGGGCCGCCGAGATCGACCGACTGAACAGCCTGCTGCTGGAGAGCGAGCGGCAGTACAAGAAGGATATGGCCGACTGTGAAAAGCGGATCGACGAGCTGACCGCCGAGCTGGACCGTGAGCTTGAATGGAAGCCCAGCGATGGTACCGGAACGAACATGGAGCAGAAGCGTTACGAGGAGCTTGCCAAATACGGCAAGGCGATGACCGACGAGGAGGCCAAGGCGTTTATCGCTGACGAGTGCGGCTTCGATCCCGAGAAGATCCGCATTCTGCACGAGGTCAACACCTACGAGGTCAACAAGCACCGCCGCCTTCGCAAGGCTGGTACCTTCGACCGCGCGCCCGTGTACGAGTCCACCGACTGGAACTATGTCCGCTTTGACTGTGCCTACTTCATGTATGAGCTGGTCAACGGTGAGCTCCGCTTCTACAGCTGCTAAATTATCGCCCGCCCCGGAGGTCACGAGGGCTGAAAGGACAGAACATGAACAAAATCCGCAGAAAGAATCTGCAGAGCATCATCGACCAACTGGAGGAGCTGAAAGGCAGCCTCGAAGACCTGCAGGCCGAGGAGGAAGAGTACCGCGACAACATCCCGGAGAATATGCAGGAGAGCGAGCGTTACGAAAAGGCGGACGAGGCCTGCGACAACCTCTCCGAAGCCGTGGATAACCTGGAGGAAGTCATCAGCAGCATCGAAGCTGCCATTGAGTGAAAGGCGCGAGCATGAGGAAAATTACTGTCTTCGACTTTTGCAGCCAGATTGGCGCGGCCAGCGATGAAATCCCCGTTGTGGTGAAAGCCGGTATGCAAAAAATCGGTCGCTTCCGTAGCTTATACAAGATTCCGGCGCAAGCGATGCCGGGAGTGCTGGAAGCCAAAATCACCTATGTTACCATGGGGCGCGAAGAAATCATCATCCAGGTCGCATTGAAAGACTACAACACCAAGCTGTAACTGCTTGACTAGCTGACCTATCGGCACGACGGGGAGAAAGAGTATCGCAATGGAAAAGAAAGATTTGACCTTTACATTTGACCCCAATGATTTTGACGGTATGTGTGAGCTGATGGACAAGTATGGCGATAGCGACACGATGTTCATGGGCGTCAATACCGAATTTGAGGAAACGGAAATTTCCATCTTTCCCGATAAAATCGTCTATGCGACCTACCAGCACAACGGCTGGAAGCGTGAGAATGTCTACTGGCGCGACGGTACTCGCGAAGAAACATTCAAAGGCCGCTGGAAGTCCAGAAATTAACATGAGGAGGTACACCATGGAGAGCAGGTCTTGGACGGTCACATATCGCAATCGTGACAACGGCCAGCGGATCACCGCCGCCGTATTCGCGGCAGATCCGCAGCAGGCGCAGAAAAAGGC